AGAATTGCTAGAAACCTTAGGAGGGCTTTTAGGTTTATTTGTAGCAGCACCAGGTGGGGAATTGCTAGAAACCTTAGGAGGGCTTTTAGGTTTATTTGTTGCAGCACCAGGTGGGGAATTGCTAGAAACCTTAGGGGGGCTTTTAGGTTTATTTGTTGCAGCACCAGGTGGGGAATTGCTAGAAACCTTAGGAGGGCTTTTTCTAAGTTTAGTAACATCAAATAAATGTTCTTTATTTATAAATTTATTTATATGTTCTTTGTATGATAAATTTAATCCTCCTATCATAGCTATTTGATCACCCCATACATAATAACACTTTGATAAGAAACTAATACTAATATCACCAGCCTTGTGTATTTTTTTTTTCGTTAGAGGATTAGTCCATAAAAATATATCATTATCATATAAGATTTCTATTAAATTAGCACAATGTGATATAGTAATATCATCATATCTTTTATAGAGTCCAGATAAAGCAGGATTTTTTTTCAAGGTTGTATAAGTAGATAATTTCATAATTGTTGCCATTATACTTACTTTAATATAAATAAATAAAAATAAAAAGATATTTAACTCATTTCTATGTAATAGTGTCCTGTAATACTGACTTGCTATCATTCCAATTTTTTGCTGCTAATTTCATTAATTCCTTCCTCTCTGTATCTGGAAATTCGATAGTCATGCGTGCCATTTCATCTTTAATAAATAGATTATATTTACTAGGTAGCTTTTTAATAACCACTCCATCACTATCAACTTTAACAATTCGCTTTTTCCCTACGCCTATTTTAGAAGCATCTTTAAACGCATTAACAGCCATTTTTTTAATATCATCAATAGCATATTCTTTTTCTTCATCAAAAGCTAATCGCAAGCATTCCATAATTTTTTTACCAGATACATTTTTTGAAGAACTCATTATATGTAATTATAATAAATAAGTTTTATATAATTTTATATATATATTAATATAATAAGGGATTTATTAATAAATGGAAACATATTTTCTAAACTGGTTAGGAGACGATTATAGGTTTAAGATATCTTATAAGAATGAAATTAAAGAATTAAATAAAATTCTAGATATGATTTTATATTTATGTAATAATGTTGATTATAATAGAATAAAAAATTTATATATAAATATAATTGAAAACTATGACTATAATGATGACGAGTATAGTAATTTTGATAATTTTGAACATATAAAAACAAATGCCAAAGATAGTGAAAAATATATTGAAGAAAATAAATTAGAGATTGAAAAACAAATTGAAAATTTTAGAACAAACTATACTTTATTTAAAAATTACAATAAAAATGATAAAATAACTGATTATAATGATCAAAATAATAATTTAATAAATAAACTAGATAATATAATAAGTAAACTAAATATTATAGATGACATAGATGACATTATTTTTAATATTAGATTAATTAATAACAAAAGTTTTCTATATGATTATTACAAACAACTTAAAAGTGGTTTATTAAAAAACTTACATCGCATTGAAGACAATGAATCTTCGACAGAAAACGAAGAAAACGAAGAAAACGAAGAAAACGAAGTTTTAAAAGAAATAAATAAAAAACTTACACACATTTATAATACTATTTTTATTAAAAATTTAGAAGAACTAAAAACCAATTTAGAAGAACTAAAAACCAATTTAGAAGAATTTAAAAAAGAACAAGAAGAGTTAGTATGACCTTAATATTCAACATTAAATTATTTATTTCCATTATTGCGAAGCTCGGCAATTTCAAGTTTTAACTCATTTAATTCTTTTTTAAGATCTTTTATAGATTCCACAAATAGAGGTGCCAACTTTTCATAGTTTATTGTTAAATAATTATCACCACTTTTAGATACAATGTTGTTATAATTATCACGTGCCATATCAAATGGTGCTAATGATACAATCTCAGGAAAAATATTTTGTACTTCTTGGGCACTTAACCCTATATCACTTCTTTTTTTAAATCCATATTGTTGCGCTATCTCGTTGGGAATATAATGAAAACCATTTAATTTGCTAATTAAATCTATAGGATTTCTTATATTAGATGTTTGATTTTTTAATCTATCGTCAGAAAATGGTGTTATAGGCCCTCCTGCTGTTACATAACCTGTAACAATTAAATCACCTTCAATATATACTTGTCCTGCTATATTAACATTACTTGAATAATATATATTACTATTTGTAATAATCCATGGAGATTTACTAACTATTAAATCGCCAAAATAATTACTTGAAGATAATATATAATTGCTAATATTTATATCACGAATATTTAATTGTTCTATTAATATATTACATGTTGATAGTACATAATTACTTGTATCTACTATAACATCACTATTATTACTTTTATAATTACCATTAATATTTACATCTCCATTATATGAAAGTGTTAAAACATTTAAACTTACATTATTTTTAGCTTCTAAAATATAAGGATAATCCGGAGCATTTTGCTGAATTTTCAATACCGGACTATATTCAGAATTAACCACTTCTAATCTTTCAGTACTATATACGGTGGTTTCTAATCTTGTACTTTCACCTTCAATTATTAAGTCGTCTCTTACCCTTAAACTTCCATTAATTTTTAGAGAATCCTGAAATATATTATCAACTATAAACTTATTATGAAGACCAGAATTTATAATCATATCAGTATTAATATTAGCAATTCTATTTGAAATAATATTACTTGTTGACTCAATATAATTACTACTACGTACTATATCAATATTTATACGTGTATCAAAAATATTATATAAGTTTTCTTTGTGTGAGCTAGCTATATTTGATGAGATATTATATATACTATCTGACAGACTGTCTACAATATTAATTCCACCACTATATATTTTTCCATCAACATATAAATCATTACTTGTATAAATACTGCCATAAAATATTGTGTCCCCATTATTTTTAATTAATAATCGGTCTGCTGTTCGCAAATTATCTTTAAAAGAAATTCTCAAATTACCATCATAACTATATATCTCATTACGTACATCATTAATATCTGGTTGATTTTCAACTGTATTTGCTAATGTTATATGTGGATTTACACCTTGTATATTTATTTTATTAACCTGTACATTTATATTTGAATTATTAACATAACTTCCATAAAATTCGCTTAATATAATTATATTACTAAAATTAGAAATTAAATCCCTAGCCCCTGTTGTTTTTCTTGCTCCTATTATTGTAAAAGTATCTACAAATTTATTTGAGCTTAAATATTTAATTTCTGTATTATATTTAGTGTCTATTATATTATTATATAATTGTAGATCTATTACATTTTTTGTATCAATATCATTATTATCATTATATTCTAATATAATATTAGAAGAAATAATTTCATTTATATTATATGTTGTGCTTGGAAAAATATTAGAGCTAAATACAGTTATATTATTAGTTCTTTTTACATCAAAGAAATTATTATAGAGTTGATCTCTTCTATATCTGAATATATTTGAAGTTTTTGTTGTTAAATATAAAGAGGCCCCTGCCGCTGTAAGAACGTCTATCTGTTTTGCTGTGTTATTAAAATATGTTTTTGAATCAGTATAATTATTGATAGTAGTATCTGGGAAATATGTATATATTTCATTATCTAAATATATATTAACTATGTCGTCTTCGATTGTATAATTAATATTAGATGTAGTTATAAAATTAGATGTTATGATTCCTGGTAGATTGTTTGGGGTATTATATTTATTATTAAATATATACGTCATATTAAATGTATATGGTACATTTTTTATAGGTTGATTAAGAATAAATATATTAGAAGTTTCATAGTTTCTTATATTTTTAGGGTCTTTATATAAAAATACATTATTATCATAATTTAATAAAGGTTCTATATCAAATAAATATTTATCTTCGTCAACATCAAATTGTACTTTGTAGTCTGGTTGAGATGCCTGTATATCCGTCTTAGAACTAGATAACTTATAATTATTATTTGAAGTAATATTATTAGTATTATAATTATAATAATAATCTATAGATATATTTGAATATACAGAACTATATGATATATTCTTAGCAATATAAGATTTTTTATAATGAACATTTTTTGTATCTATTGGATAACCATTAATATCTATATTAATAACATTATCATTTAGCGTTGTATATTTATATTCTGTAGATTTATATGTTTTATTAATATTATCCCAGTTAGAATTAACAGTATAAACTAAATTAAAATTACAAGTGTTAGTTTCAGCGCTAGTAAAAATTTTATTTTCTGTATATCTTTGATTGATTAACATTGGAAGTTCATCAAATTCACTATTAATAACAACAGTTTGTTTAGGATCTTTTTCATTAAAACCATATCTCGCACCTTTTCGCATATTATTATTTTCATTATAAGGGGCTATTGTAAATATATTTGTACTCAATCCATCTCTGTCTCTTAATTGATTAACAGTAGAAGGAATATCATCAACATCTATTGTAAATTTATATTTGTTTGTATTATTACCTGATGATAATATAGTATATTTATTACGACTTCCAGAATTATTAACCATATTTATTTTTACAGGGGTTTCAATATTTGTTATTTGAATACCGCATTTATTATTATCATCTATGTGTAAAGTAATATTACTATCGTAATCATTTATTCCATATCCTAAATGCATATATGATGTTTTTGAAAAAGAATTATTATTGAACTCAATAAATGGATAATATTCTTCTTTTGAATAATAACTAAATGTTAATTTTGTATTATTAACGTGATTGATATCGTTAGAAACATTAAATTTAATCATATTATTAATATTAGTTGCTTTTCTCGCATCATATGCTGGTGTAAATTCATTTTTTTTATAAACGCCTAATTCAATAGATGAGTTTACCTGTGGTTGTGAATTCAAAATATTTGGATATGTAATAAACTTTGCTGTTGAAAGTTCATGATTATTTTGCTTAACAACAAATGGTATATTATTGTTAACTGTTGAATCTACTATAATTGATTCAATAGGCTTCAAAATAATATTTTTTCCAGAATATTCTATATCATCGTGATCAATAAAGTTTTTATAAATAAAATTAGATGTTGTCGCAACATTAACATAGTATTCTAATTCGCTAAATTTTTCTAATTTTTTAAGACGAAAATTAAAGTTATTACTATTATTATCTATAATATTAATATTACCATGTACATCTAAATCTCCATAAATTGATACTGCTGATATAGAAGATTTTTTCATAAAATCATAAGATACTTCCGGATTATTAAATTCAATATGATAGTTTGAATTAATATTATTATAATACATAGTCATTCCATATGTCGTTGGTGTTATAGTTTTATCTGTGTATCCAAATTGTAAAGGACCAACTCTTTTAATATTGAGCAAATCATGTTTATGATTTCTATATATGAACCATTTTTCCAAATCTCTGTCATCATCTAGATCTCTATCATATTCACATATATCAATGCCACTAAAATTAGCATTATTATTAATACTTCCTCCTTTTAACCCTCTATATATTCTTATAATTGAATTATTATGATCATCAATAGATCTATTGCGTATTTGTAAAGGTACTTTTAAATTTTCTTCATTCCATCCAAGTGCTATTTTTTGATTCGTATAAAATCCATCAGAATTCTTAGTTATTCTTAAAGTTTCAATCAGTGTATCATTTTGGTAATATAAATCGGCGTTAATGCCTTGTTTTACATTTAATCCTTTCATTTTTGATGACAGCAAAGACGCAGAACTATCATAATTAATACAATATTTATAAGATTCTTCATTAAATAAATTAAAATAATTCTGATTATTATTATATACAAAGCTTGATATTTTACTGATAATATTATATTTTGATATATAATATTCAGTAGCACTCATTTTTCCCACAATATCTAAACGTAAATCTTGACGAGGAATATTGATATTTATACCGACCCCCTTATCTGTAATAGATAAAGATGGGGGGCTATTTTTAAAATTTGAGTAATTTACCCCCCTTTGCAATTTTGTTATATCATACGAAGGATAAAAATATATATTATTTTCTATACCTTTTACAACATTTGTATTAATAATTAAACTATTATCAAAATAATCTACATATGATATTCTTCCAATATTTGCGATAAATGAATCAGGCATGGTATTATCTTGTAAAATTATTTCAAATTTTCTATTATTTTGAACTTCATCAAGAACATTCACAGGAGTATTATTTTTATAAACATTTACTATACCTGGAAAATCACCTTCGCTTGGGCCTATGCTTAATCTTTTTGGGAAACTTACATTCTTATTAGCATCTACATTTACTATATTTGGATTAAAAACGGTTATAATAATGTTGGACCCACCACTCTTATCTGGATTTATACGATATCCATCTACCTCTAGAAAATTAGTAATCTTTAATTTATTAATCTCTAATACATTTACAGGATTAAAGTTAACTGTGCCTGTGAAATTAGCATTCGTATTTATAGTAATATTTTCAGAATTTATATTCTTTGAATCTAATGTTTTTGAACTAATATTACTTGTAGTTAATAAATTTGTCACATTAACATTATTATTAAATATATATTCGTCTCCATAAAATGAACCTCTTTTTATTATTGATGGATTAATATTGGTGAGTCCTTCCGTCCGTATATATATATCGTCTATATTATTGTATTGTTTTTTAAAATGATCATATATAATTACTTCTTCAAACTTAGATGCTCCTTTAACAACTAAGCGAGGTTTTTTAACAATTGGTACAGGGTCGTTAGAATATATACCGTTTATTAAACTTTTTTTATAATATGTTATAGTTTCACTCTTATCTATTCCAATACAAACATTCGCATCTTCATCAATGGTCATTGCTGCATAGTCTGTATCATTTACATATATAGGGAAGGCGCTTCTTTTACTATCATATAGCAAATTCATTTCACTAGGTGTTTTGCTAACATAAAATTGTAATGGCATTCCCTTAGTTGTTGAAATTACCGCAGGCGATTTTGAATTTGCACCTATTATGCCAATTGATAATTTTGACAAATTAGAATCAATTGTGGTACCTGTAGTACTTGTAGATTTTGTATCATTTCTAATTGCTAACTGAATAGAATTAAAATCATTATTAGTCGCTGTATTAATATTTAAAGCATGTTTATTATAATTTGTATCTACAAATGCACCCAACGTTAGATTATCTTCCGTATAAACATTATTAACAGGAAACTGAATATCATTAATATCATTTTTGTATAAAGCAATACCAGCTTTGAATGGGTGTGTCTTTTTATGATATTCCACGGCATTTATTAAATCACGCACGAGGTTACTAGTAATACTACCTTCTATCGTTATATTGCTGAATTGAATACCATTCGCGCGAATTATACCATCGCAGTGTATATTTTTACTAACATAAAGTGATGTATTCGCATCACTTTTATTATAAATATCGCGGCTAGTATTAATAGAAACACCACGACTATTAACATACATATTCCGTATACCTTCTTGTGTATTGTTAGCGTAATTTGCCGACCCTTTACCATCACCAACAACTAAATATTCTGTATCATTCAAATTCAATTTTTCAATTTCTGTATAGTCATCTATTCCTGTATTAATACCAATTCCAAGTGAATCAACTTTAATAATTGGCTCGGTTCCTTGAATAACAAAATTAGTCATTATACTATATATAATTCTATTTTATTCTATTTAAAAGAAATAAACAATTAATATTTATATAATAAAATGATATAATGAAAAATTGATATTAATTATATACTTCTAATATTTATATAATATGAAACGCATTCAAGGAATACATAATAAAACTCAAGATATTGAAATTATTAATCAACCGTATAATAATAAGAATGTTCTCCTTCAAACTGCTGACTTACAAGAAATATTCAATAATAATGGGTTGAATAATATTAAATTTAAAAATATTGATTTATATCGCGTAGCATTTGTTCATAAATCATATTGTACTATGAAAAATATTGATTTTGATAAAAGTAATATTAACTGTCCTGCTGACAGTTTACCACTCCAAGATATGTCTTACGAACGTCTAGAATTTCTTGGCGATTCACTTATAGGTATGATAGTTGCTAATTATTTATATAATAGGTTTCCTGATCAAAATGAAGGTTTCTTATCAAAAATAAGAACAAAAATAGTTAATGGTAGGATGTTAGGATATCTATCAGATAAAATAGGTTTTCCGAAGTTTGCCATAATATCAAAGCAAGTTGAAGAAACAGGTGGGCGAAATAATTTTAAAATAATGGAAGATATATTTGAAGCATTCATAGGTGCTTTATTTCTAGATTTTCAAACAGAAAATGACAAAGTTCAACTTCCAAATAATATTAATATTTCGCCTTTTACAGGTGCTGGTTATTTCATTGTGGAAAGTTTTATTATTTATATAATTGAGAATTATATTGACTTCTGTGAATTAATAAGATTAAAAAATAATTACAAAGATATGTTAGTATCTTACATGACGCATAATCTTCAAGATATACCAAAATTTTATGAAGTCAAGATAACAATTAAAGATAATATCCGCATTTTTACATATTGTATAAAAGATAGAAATAACGCTATTATAGCAACATCAACAGGAACTAATAAAAAGGAGGCGGAAAATAATACAGCAAAAGAAGCATTAATATATTATAATGTAGATATTTGTGAATATAATTCAAATATATAAAGATATTATATAATCAAAATATAATATTTATAATATTAATAATAATTTAATGGATAAATTAAATATTACACATCTTGTTTTATCAGGAGGTGGTATGAAAGGTGTAATATTTATAGGAGCGCTAAGATATATGTATATTGAAAATTTACATAAGAATATTACACATATAGCAGCAAATTCAATTGGTTCTTTTGTAGCATTATTTATTACATTTAAACTTACAATAGAAGAAATAGAACAAATTATTTATGAATCGAAAGATGATAATAATTTATGCTATATACCAACTAAAAATTATTATAAGATTATATCAGAATTAGGTTTATGTTCTATCGCATATTTTATGGAACATTTAAAAAAAATATTACGCATTAAATATCCTGATATGAAAGATATGACATTTAAAGAAGTATCAAAAAGGTTTGGGGTAAATTTATATTTTTCAACAACAAATATAAATAGATGTGAAAATCGTATTTTTTCTATAGATGATACACCTGATATTTCAGTATTTACTGCTTGTGAAGCATCTATGTCAATACCATTGATATTTAATCCAGTTTTTATTGAAGGTGAATATTATTATGATGGTGCTTTTACAAATAATTTTCCTATTAAAATTTTTTCGCATGTTTCAAAAGAACATATTATTGGCATGGTTATATATAAGGAAAAAAATAACTACGAACCTCCTTCAAAGAAAAAAATAAATATTTTTTTCATATTAAGACAAATATGTAAAATGTTTGAAATATTACGAATTAGTCAAGTAACAGGAAATGAAATAAGGTTAGAAGATAGGGATTATTATTTTATGCCAAAAGATATTAAAATGGAACATTCAATGAATATAAATGTTAATAGGAAAGGGGTTAAATTAGAATTATCAACAGAACAAATTAATGAGATGATATTGTATGGATTTACTAGTATGGCAGAGTATATAGAGAAAAGGAAAGAATCATTATATAATAAAAATAAAGAAAGATTAGGAGATAATTCTGAATTATTTAATTGAATTTACATAACATAAATATTACAATATAGTGATTTTAGATTGTTTAGGCATTTTCTTAGAAAGCATCTTCTTAGAAGACATTTTCTTAGAAGGCATTTTCTTAGAAGGCATCTTCTTAGAAGGCATTTTCTTAGAAGGCATCTTCTTAGGAGGCATCTTCTTAGGAGGCATTTTCTTAGAAGGCATTTTCTTAGGAGGTGAAGCACCAGCAAAAGTCATAGTAGAGTGGTTATTCACTGTAATATTAGATTTTTTTTTAGAAGATGATTTAGGAGATGAAGGAGGTGGTGGAGGAACAGGATATAATTTAGGAGACGAAGGAGGTGGTGGAGGAACAGGATATGATTTAGGAGACGAAGGAGGTGGTGGAGGAACCGGATATAATTTAGGAGACGAAGGCGAAGGAATATGTAAAACTTTTTTACGCTTTAGTAATGCTGGCGCGGATGGAACAAATACTTTATTTAATTTATGGTTAACGCCATAATATCTATTAAAATTATCATTCATAGTATAGCCAAGCTGCTGACATTGATAGTGTAATAACTTATTTTGGGGATGTTGTTGTATTAATGGTATATGTTGCATATATGGAATACCATGAAGTATCTGCTGGTGTTCATAGCGCCTGTGTGGGTTTCCATACAAATGTCCTTGTGGGTGTCTGTATAAATGTCCTTGCGGGTGTCTGTATAAATGTCCTTGTTGTTTTCTGTATAAATGTCCTTGTGGGTTCCTATTGACAGGTAGTATAATATGTCTATTAACTTTTTGAGGACTGATTGATCTTCTATGTGCTGCAAAATCAAGTGCTTCTTCTAAACGAATATCTGAAGAAGTACTCCCTTCTATTTTTGTATTATTCATTATATAATACTATAATTATTATATAATATAATTATAAATTATATAATTATATTATATAATGAATACTGAACCATATATATTTCTTTTAGATTTAGATGGTACAATAATAGGTGATTGTAGTTATCAATGTGATATTTATAATATACAAGAGATAATAAAAAAAAATATATTATTAAAAAATAATAGTATACATTCAGTAGATCTTGCGAAATATAAATCATTATGCGATAAAATGCTGGATAATTGCTATAATTTACAATCTAAATTACTAAGACCAAACTTTGCGAGATTTATGTCCGAAATGAAAAAACTATATCCAAATAGTTTTTTCTTTATCTATACAGCATCAGAGAAGACATGGGCAAATAAAGAGATTTTAATTATAGAAAAACAAAATAATATTAAGTTTAATAGACCAATATTTACAAGAGACAACTGTTTTAAAGATAGTACAGGTAATATTAAGAAATCTGTAATTAAAATACTACCACAACTATTAAAATCAATTAAAATGCCAAAGACGCATTCGATCGTTAATAATATAATGATTATAGATAATAATCCAACATTTGTAGATTACACTGATAATTTACTGATTTGCCCAACATATGATTATTTAAAGTTTCATAATCTATGGGAGAGTATACCTCATGAATATGCCAAAATATCTGAACTAAAGCATTTTGTATCAAGATTAATAATGAATAAAAAGCTGTACATTAAAAATAATCCATCTAATACAATAATATTAGAAAAATTACACAAATGGTTATATAGAAAATATAAAAAAATCAATAAATATAACAGTAAATACGAAAATGATACATTCTGGTTAAATCTTGCTACATTAATTAAACATCATAATATTACCTCATTTAATAAAAAAACAATCAATATGTTGCATAAAAGTTTATAAGTAATATTATATAGAAAGATAATACTATTATATAAATAAAACAAATATTTAATATATATTAAGTAAATTATTTATATGATATATATTAGTTTTGATATTGGTATTAAAAATCTAGCGTTGTGTATTTTAAAAAAGACGGATACAGAAATTAATATATTAGATTGGAGAATAATATCTCTTGCAGATAAAAAAAAAGATATTAAAGGTATTGATGATATATCTGAGAGAATATATATGGAACTTGATAATATTATAGGTTTCCTTAAAGAAAATGGGATAGACAATATTGATTATGTATTAATTGAAAATCAACCTTCTAACTTAAATGGTATAATGAAAACTATCCAATATATAATTTATTGCTATTTTAGTCTTTTAAAATATTGGGATAAAATTATAGATAATGTGGTACTAGTTAATGCTTCACTTAAAACTAAAACACATGACTATAAACCTGAAATACAGATTAAAATGGATGAAACACAAAAGACTAAAAATGTTAAAGGTTTTAGGCGCGATAAATATAAAATGAATAAGCAGACAAGCATAGAAATTTGTAAAAATTATATCAAAGACGACATATATCTATGTGATATATTTGATAATAATAAGAAAAAGGATGACTTGTCAGATGCTTGTTTACAAGCTGTCTCTTATATTAGACAGAATGTGAGCGAATCGCATAAAGTTAATTATAATAAATTAACATTTATCCGATGTATCAATAATTTAACTTCTGAGGTATCTATCGATTAATATTATTATTTTATTATATATATATAGAAAGAATAGTATAATGGCTGGTAGTTGCGGAATGAGTAATCAAGAAGGAGGAGCAAAAAAACGTAAATTAACACCTTATAATAAGTTTGTAAAAAAGATGTATAAGGAACTTCATAAAAAATATCCTAAAGATTCAGCTCCTGAAATTATGAAAAAAATTGGCGTTGAATGGAAAAAAACTAAGAAATGATAAAGTAGTAGTACTTTGTATAATATATAACTATATACAATAAATATTTATTTAGTAGATGCTCGAGAAGCACGAGATGCTGATGAAGATGAATTACGCGATTCCTCCCTTATTTTTTTTAATGGTTCTTTTAATGGTTCTTTTAATGGTTCTTTTAATGGTTCTTTTAATGGTTTTTGTTTTAACATTTTAACATTGCTATTATGAACATTATATATTAATGTATTATTTAAATTATCTATATATGTATGATCTCTTAAATGTCCTTCCGTATTTTTATCTTTGCTCTTGACTATATTTAATTGAAAATATTCAGTTAATTTGTGTTTTAATTCTTTGCTTATTATAGGGTCTAATTTTATATCCTTATCTGGTATTATTTTAAATAATTTTTTATTTACTTTTTTTAAATATTTAGTAGGGCTTTCTAACCTACCTCCATATGACATACCAGCCTCTTCATCTTCCGCGTCCTCTGCTTCCCAAGCGATTTCATAACTTTCATATTGTTGCGGCAAAATACAATTCAAAGCTAACCATTTTTTAAGATTTTTTTTCCCTTCTCCTTCTAATTGTCTTTTATAGTATTCTTCTTCATCTGTTCCACTTTTCCACCAAGCAAACCCTAATAATAGCTCTAATGTTCTATCAATCCACCATTGTGGTGGTGGGTTGTTCCATTTACTAGGATGCTTAAAATTCTTTGCGAAAGAAGTCCATGCCGCATCATCCGGTAATAAAAAGTTAGGAATATAATCCCAATCATCGCGACTTATATAATAATTTTCCGGTGGAGCTGAATATTTATAAACTCCATTATATGGCAAAGGATATGTTATAACCTTTTTAACGTCCGCACTATAATTATAAGGCGTTTCATACGCTAATGGATAAGTTAGACTATATGTTCTCATATATGTAATTAATCTACTTATGTAATTTCTTACAAATAATCGTAATCCTGAATCATACTTTTTCCAATAATTTTTTCCGTTACTAGATACTACTCCTAAATAATCTTGCTTTCGTATCCATATACCAATATACCATAGATGTGTAGATTTGTCATGATATGCGAAATCAACTTTATGAGTATGTCCTGTACTATCACCAGTCATATAATGTAAAAATACTTCAGGATATACTGATAATTCTAATATAACAACTAATTTTCTATAAAATTCTATTAAAGCATTACCAGATGTACTATTACGATTATTGGCAACTCTTAATACTGCTTCCCCTATATATGATAATAATAAATTAAGTTTGGTACAATTATTTATTTTATTTGTCCCATCTCTAAATTGCTTGAATAATTCCTCGTATAATCCAATATTATAATTTAGTTTGTTATATTTATCAAACTCGATGTCAAACCCACCAGTAGATATGTCCGCTTTATATAAGTCATAAAGTTTTAAATGAGTTAATCCTGGAATTTTTGATAAACAAACCGTTATATTTTTTTCTATATAATCAAAATATTCACAAAAAAATGTTATCCAATCTTGACTATTTATAGGGAATTTTATTTCATCTTCAATATTCTTTGCAATTATATTCTTGGATTGTTGAGATATAGTAGTTGATAATTTATATCCATCTTCACCCTTTTTCTTCTTATCAAGTACTTCTTTTATTTTTTTGTCTACAAGATCTGCAATTCGCGAACTTCTTCTCAGAGACATATCTTATTAATCTATTATATTAGTAGATATTATTTAAAATATGGTTTCTAAATATGTAAAACCCTCAAAGACAAATTATACTATATATACTATTTCTAATTGTAAATATTGTGATATGGCAAAAAAAAAGATAGAAAAAACATCTAAATATGATAATATAAAATGTGATAAATTTATAGAAACATGTAGAGAAAGGGATAAATTTTATAAATTTATGAAAGAATTAACAATAATACCATATTATTATTTCCCTATGATATTTAAAAATGGCAAATTTATAGGAGGATTAAAAGAGCTATTATCACATAAAAAAGTATATAAATAATAGATTTGATATCTTAAATAAGATATGATAGCTGTTGATGGAATTATTCTTGTACTAAGTTGTCAAAAATATTTACATACAAGGTTAAAAAATATTAATTTAAAAGATAATTATGGAAAATGGAAAGTAATATATGTTATTGGAGATTTTTTTTTAGATTGCGACTATAAACTTGAGGGAAACCTTATGACTATTAAATGCGAAGATTCGTATATTCATTTATTAAAAAAATATGTTTTATCATTAAAATATCTTTATGAAATATTTGATATTAAAGAAGGTGTTTTGCGTAGTGGCGATGATTTGATTTTTAATGAAAAATTACTAGAAACATTTTTAGAATCACCTAAACAAATAAAGATAAATAATGAATATAGAGCATTAGATTATTATGGTAATTCAGGAAATAATCAAAATTTATTATCAGAAAATATTTTAGAGGAAGAATTTAAAAAAATACGAATAGATAATTTTATGGTTGATTATTATATATTACATCCAGAAGATATTGATAATCCTCAAAATAATCTTAAAGGAATAGATATTTCTAATTATGTTTTACGACCAGAAATTCGTACTGGTTTACATGGTGTACTGTGTTATTTATCTAATAAATCATGTAAAATTTTAATTAACCATATGGAAAATATTAAATACAATATTTTTCATTATGATGAATATACTTGCTCATATCCATATACAATTGAAGATTGTGGTGTAGCATTTATTTTATTAAAAAATAAAATAAGTTTAATAAATGATAAAATATGGTTAAACATAGAAGAATGTAATGGTGATAGTGAAAGCGAATATGCTCAATCATTTATAGCAATTCATAGAAATGTAAATGAATAGCTATAAATGTATATAAGTAAATAAGTTAAATAATAACTATTAAATATAGTGTATGATTGCTGTTGATGGAATTATTCTTGTAATAAGTTGTCAAAAACATTTAAATACAAGATTGAAAGAACTAAGATTACCAAAAGATGATTATGGAGAATGGAAAGTAATATATGTTATTGGAGATTTTTTTTTAGATTGCGATTATAAACTTGAAGGGAACTTATTGACTATTAAATGCGAAGATTCGTATCTTCATTTACTTAAAAAATTGGCTCTGGCTTTAAAATATATATATGAAATATTTGATATTAAAGAGGGTGTTCTGCGTGCTAATGATGACTTAATATTTAATGAAACTATTTTGGAAACATTTCTAAAATCTCCTAAAAAAATAAAGATTAATGACACCAATGATGAGATTGACATTGATTATTTGGGTAAATGTTCATATGGTAGCCATTTAATAAATTACAATGTTTTACATGATACTTTAAAAAAATGTATAAATTCAAATAGCTATCATTTAGTATGTTATTATCAAACACATCAAGAAGATTTGTACAATCCTCAACATAACTTGCAAGGCATTGACATTTATAAATATTCAAGAAATCCTTACATTCCTGCTGTGATATTTGGTCCATTAATGTATCTTTCAAATAAATCCTGTAAAATATTAATTAATCATATGAGTAATATTGGCTATAACATATATCATTATGATGAGGATACAGATTCATATCCTTATACAATAGAAGATTGTGGAATCTCATTTATTTTAATTTCTAATAATATTAATTGTTTACATAGTAAAAATTGGCATCATAACGCTGAACTTGATATGAATGCTGATTTATTAGAAAATCATAAAAAAAATAATACATTATATACTAATAATACAGAATATTTAGCAATACATACAAATATTTATAAGTAATTTATAAATTTTTAATCATGTAAGTATCTATTAAATTATACCCTAATTTTTTATAGTATCCTCTTACACCTGTTCCGCTAATTATAGCAATTTTTGTATAACCATTATCAATCGCAATTTCTTCTGCTTTAGCTACTAGTTGCTTTCCAAAACCTTTATGTTGCATAGATCCTTCTATATTATTTCCTACGTTATTTAAATTTGAATATACGTGTAATTCTCTAATTAACGCACAAGATTTGATGCTATGTAATACATTGTTATCTTCTTTATTCAAGCGTAGGCGCAAAAATCCTATTAAATAATTTTTATTACAATTAGTATCAAAACTTATATGATATTCATCGCTATCAGACGCCATATATTTTTCAATATTTATTTTAACATTATCAATTGATACATTATTCCCTTTAATTTCACGACATCTAATACATTTGCAACCCCATTTATTTAGTTTCATATCATTTTGAAGTAATTGCCTCATATTTACAAACTTTGTTGAATAACCACCTTCTATATAATGACCAGGTATATCGCGAATAATACGATTAAGCCGTTTATATTTTTGAACCTTTTTCTTAAAATCTTTAATAAGTTCGTATAATAACATATCATCATATGGCACATAAGTACCTTCGTCAAACCATTTCTTTATTTTTGTATAAGGTACGATAGCGGTTGGATATATTTTATATTGATCTACTTGTATTCTTTGGTCATATAAGATTTCATCAAGCATTATTTTATCAATATCATATGTTGTCCCTGGTAAATTAGGCATTATGTGGATATCAACTTTAAAACAATTATTTTTAAGAAGCTTTATTGCTTCATATGCGCACTCTACTGTATGTCCTCTCATAATTTTTTTTAAAACATTATTATTTGTATGCTGAACACCTAATTGTATTCGTGTACAATTATACCGACGGAATTTAGCGATCTCCTCAATATTAATAGTATCAGGACGTGTTTCTAAAGTAAGTCCAATAATATGAATTTTTGATGTCTCATTTATTTCAATTTCTTCTTCTAATGTTTTCTTATTACGCTTTGGTTCATTGTCAAAATAAATATTTGCGGAATAATATAATTCTGTTATAAAGCGTTCTTGATAATTTAATGGATATTCGCTCCATGTTCCTCCTAAAACAATAATTTCTAATTTATCTGGAATATGTCCCATATTAATAAGGGTTGATATACGTGAATTCATTTGCTTTATTGGGTCAAAATCATTAGCATTTGCTCTCAATACAGCAGGTTCAGAATATAAATAACTTCTAGGCTGTGCTACCCAATTATTTCCTTCATGAGCAGGTTCATTTGGGCAATATGCACAATCATGCTTACATGAAAAACGTGCTGTTTTAATTTCACCATCTTCGTTAATATATTGTGGATGCGCGGAAGTTAAAACAGTAATTACAAGAACACCTGAATTTGATTTACATTTTTTTTTGGTTATAAGATTGCGCAGTTGTTGATTCTCTAAATTAAGATATTTATATATTTTAATAAACTCGGCATTTGAAATAGTATATTTATACTTTTTTTGAATATTCTTTTTAAATTTGTCAATATCATTGTTTGTTTTAAAATTTTCAATATTGTTTTCAAATTCATTAGCTATTATTTCCATTAATTCATTAAAAATATGATTTTCTTTGTATTCTTTATGGTTATTACTATGAATATCTTCTATATCTGTTATATCTTCTATTATTTTAGATGGTTCCTCAATAGAGGATGAAAATATATTAGAAAGTGATTTTATAATATTCATATTATAAACTTTTAAATATATGCTAAATCATTTTTTTATTAAATTTGTTCAGGTATATATTATAAAAATAAAAAAATGATTATACATATTATTAACAATAGTCAAAGTAAACAACCAACAAATAAAGAACAAACAGAAAACAGAAAGAACAAATAGAAAGCATAAATAAAGGAATACATAGTATGTTTAAATTTCCTTATCATCATGAAAAACAAATAATCATTTTTGATAAAATATATGGAGAATATGATATTTATTATTATTCAATGCGTATTCTACACAATCATCTTTCTAATTTAGAAAAATATCAAGGAATATGTACGATTGACCTAGATAATGCGGATGATTATTATAGGTTGGGAATAAATATAGAAGATAGAATTGTTGTCACTAAAAATGAATTACCAAATGAAAATGTATTATTCAAGATAATTAAGAGCCTCAGCAAGGAGCATTTCTTGAAATTTATTAAATCTTATTGTAAAAATAATAATATTTCTTATACTACATATCTTAACGATATTGACAAGAGAAAATTCTTAGCATATGCTTGTATTGAACTTATCAATATTTATAAAAATGATATGATTAATGGATGGACAGGTAATAAATGGGAGAAAATTGAAAGCCCACAATGTAAATCTTATAATTTATAAATAAAACTATTTAAATCCTTCTCTACGTCTCAGATAAGGATTAATATTAAAAATAATAGCATATATATATTTATATATTTTTATATTTATCAAAAAGTCTTTGCATATTTCTTTCAAATTTTTTTTGTAAAATAGCATCGGTTGATGAAATCGCATCTCGTTTTAATAAAGACTCCCTTTTTGAAAGGACCTCTCTTTTTAATAAATACTCTTTTTTTGAAAGAACATCTCTTTTTTGTGTAAAACGTTTCTTTAATTTATCAAAATAATTTTTTAATAACATAAACATTTTTTAATGATATATATATTATTGATATTTTGGCATCATTTTTTTATATAAATTCTTTAATTATAATTAAATTGTGGTGGAATATCTTCATATATTACCATTTCGTCAGGATGTATAATCTTAATATTATATTTGTTCGCCCAGTTTTTTATAGTTTCTGTATTAAATAAATAATCATCATCGTTATAATCGTCAGAATATAAGCTAATCATATTATATCTATACATTTTACTAATATACGCAAACATTTATCTTTAATTGTTAATATTACTATATATTTATATATTTAATGTTCTAGCATTTTTTCGTGGTCTTCCAACGCCTCTTAATATTTTAATATCTGCTGCGTCTTCAATAATAGATGTTATTTCTTCATCACTTACAGATAGAGTTTCAATATTATTATCAGAATTATCTATTGTAATATTGTTATGAACATTATTAATAATGTTTTCAATATCAGATACAGGTTTGCGTCTTAATTCAGTTATATTTGGCGATTGTCTATTTACATTATTAGGTTGCGATGTCATAGTAGGTTGCATAGACATATTTGATACAGGTGAATTTAATGAACTAAACAAGCTACTAACCATATTAAATAAACCACCACTATTATCACTTGCGTTATTAGCATATGTATTATTCATTGGAATATTTTGAGAGGTTGAAGAAGAAGGATAATTATTACCACTGCCCATCATATATTGTTTTGCGGCTGCTTGCTGAAATTGCTTCATTAATTCAGGGTCAGATTTTAATACATTTTCAACATTTGGCATCGGTTGTTCTTTGAACATCCTACTTGTTAGATGAAACATAAAAGCACTTCCAGATAATGCTATAAATAATCTCACTTCTGGAGCCATTTTTTTACCGGTTGCCTTATATTTATAATGTAGTTCTTCAAATATATCATCATAATCATTAATATTCTCATTAACTTGTTCAGACCACCCATCTAATTTTATTGCGAAAGGGTCATATCTACTATTCATATATTCAGTTCCAGAAATAAACGCCATTAACATTTTTTGCTGAAATCTTACACTTCCATCAAGCTCTTTTTCACGTATCAAGCGATTATACTCAGTTCGCATTTCTTCTATGTCAGAATTCATATTAAATTTAAAAGGGATCTTGAATCCCTTTGACTCTAATCTGTCTAATTGGTAAATAATTTCTCTTTTCTCATTTAATTCATTTAAAATAATCTCTTTCGCACTTAAATGTTTATTTTTAGACCCTTTTTTACTATATTCTCCATCTTCATCATCCTCGTATTCGTCATCATCTTCATCATCATCTTCTCCATCATCATCTTCATCATCTTCATCATCTTCGTCATCTTCATCATCTTCGTCATCATCCCTGTTATTTTTAGAATAACTATGATTTTTATTTGAAAAATTACTTATATTATTAGATTTCTTATTGTTAATACTGCTAGCTATACTGCTATTATCACTCTCTTCATCATGCTTTGATTTTTTAGATACACTTTTATTTTTATATATATTTTTCATGTTTTTCATATAAGCAGATTTGTCATAATCGCCATTAACAGAACTGGCCCTAGATGAAGAACGCGAAGATGAGCGCGATGACATAGATATAACATCATCACTTATCTTATTTCTATTAAATAATGTATTATCACTCATAAAATTATTTTGAGACACTCTATTTTGCTTATTTGGTATATTAAAACCCATTTGCTTATTACTAAACGTATCTCTACTCAATTCAATTAAATCATCATTTATATTATTAAGATTTAATGTTGTCATATTATATATTTAATTGAATATCAATTGTTTATATAATATTAATAATATTTAATTGTATATAAATACGCACATATAATATATGCGACAATTTTATTGTAAGCACTTTGCTATCCACGTATTAAAAAATAACTTGCCTGATTTTTTATATTTTTCAGGATGAAATTGTACACCTAATATATTTTTTTTATAGTTATACGCAATCATTATTTTATTATTAATTTTTTTAATAATTTTAAAGTTTTTAGGAACCTTCACAATATAATCTGCGTGGATAAAATAATACTTATTTTTAGGAATATAAAATGGTTCTGTAATACAAAAACTATTATTATATATCATATACCCACTTTTAGAAGATTTTATAAATGAATGCCTCCCTAATTTATAAATTAAATATTGAAAACCATAACATATAGCTAATATTGGTATATTAGAATTTAAAATACTTTTATCTATTTGTGAATACACCTTATCTCCTACAAAATAATCTGAACCGGTTATTATGATACCTGCGATTTTCTTGTTTTTTAAAGTGTTTTTTATACCATTTATATCATTCCATTTTTTGAATATTATTTTACATCCTTCTAATCCATATATAAATCTTTTTTTAAAACGCGTATGAAATACTTGCTCTTTATACATATTAATAATTAATATAATCATTTGATAATACTATACTATATCTAATAATATATAAAAGAATATTAGTTAATATATAAAATATGAAAATATTATTTTTTGGTAGCAGAGGATGGATTGGAAAACAATTTGGAGATTATTTAAATAATAATGGAATAACATATATTAGTACAGATGTGCGTGCGGACGATGAAAAAGCAGTAGAAGCAGAAATTAAATTATATTCACCTACGCATATCATATCATTTATTGGAAGAACTCATGGGGGTGAATATAATACAATAGATTATCTTGAATTACCTGGAAAACTTAATGATAATATTAGAGATAATTTGTATTCTCCTATGATACTTTCAATTCTTTGTGAAAGATATAATATCCATTACACATATTTAGGAACAGGATGTATATTTAGTAGCAATGACCCAACAAGTACATATGTAGATGATGACGAACTCCCAAATTTTTTTGGTTCTTCTTATTCTATTGTGAAAGGTTTTACAGATAGACTTCAGCATATGTATTCAAAGAATACTCTAAATCTTCGCATCAGGATGCCAATAGTTAATTTCGAGCATCATAGAAATTTTCTTACTAAAATTTTTAAATATAAAAAGATTTGTTCTATACCAAACTCTATGACTGTATTAGAAGATATGTTTCCAGTAATAATGGATATGATTATCAAAAATACAACAGGGACATTTAATCTTGTTAATAAAGGTCTCATTGCCCATAATGATATATTAGAAATGTATAAAGAACATATTGATTCATCATTTACATGGGAAAACTTTAGCATAGAAGAGCAAAACACAATATTATTATCAAAGCGTTCAAATATACAATTATCAACTGATAAGCTATACGCGCTATATCCTAATATTCCTGATATTAAAACATCTGTTAAAAAATGTATTACACAATATCATAATAATGAATAAAATAATGAAAACCCAAAATAATTATATATTTATATTAAATAGATAAATGGCGACCTATACAAAATGCGGAACAGTAAAAATAAATAATATGAATAAAATGATATATATGAAAGACACAAAATTATACGTAATATGTCATGGTAAAAAAATGAATATTGTAAAATATATTCATTCTCTCCTTCATAAAACTAAGTAATAATAAGTAATAATAAGTACATTTTAGATTCTAATAAGTTTTTCAAACCTGCTAATGTATTCATCAATTGATCCATTATTAATCATAATGATATCATAAGGTATATTTGTATATTCTACCTCTGATATGTGAGGTTCTTGCTCTTTTGTGCGATTTTTAGAAGGTCTTATGACTCTAACAATCATTTTATCTTTGTGCGCTATGTTTGATAGATTGGCTAACATATCGTATTCGTGTATAAAACGAAGATCGCTAATAACAAACTTCTTGCCTTCTTCCGCATTTTCAATGTGATTTTTCAAAGTATTCGCAAAGAAGTTTCTTTTTATATTTGGTAATAATTCCTGTATTTTTTCTTGCATTATTTCAGTTCCAAAGAATTGAAGCGCTGCTCTTGGTGTAATCCCCCATCTTTCATCAATAATATCCTTTTTATCAGTTCCTTTATCTTCACCAATACCCAGTTGGTCATCGTCAAAGTTAAATAAATTTTTTACAGTAAGTTTTAAAGGATCCGCAAAAGCAAGTCTTTCATAATTATATTTTTTTACTAAATAATCTGCTAATACATCTTTTCCGCTTCTCTTGGCACCACAAATAGCAATAATCTTTGGCATATTAGACATTATTAAATAAATGTTATGTAAATTTTATATAAATGTTATAATTAATATATAAAGTATTAATTAAATATTATCATTTTTTATATAATTTAAAAATAAAAATTGATATTTAAGAATTAATTAGTAATTAAATACAACTAATAATGTTTTCTAATCATTGCTGGGATATTCTGGATATTTATTTCCAAAAGGGAGGTTCCCCTGAATCATCTAATCAACTTGTAAAGCATCAAATTGATAGTTACAATAAGTTTATAGACAATACGTTGGGGCAAATTATCGGCGGTTTCAATCCGATTAAGGTTAAAATTACTAATCAAAAACCAGAATTGCCTGATAATACTTATAATATATCTATAAATATCCTTCAACCTAGCATTGTAAAACCTAGTTATCAACTTCTAGATGGAACACAAAATATTATGACACCATATATTGCGCGCATGAATAATATGACATATTCAAGCGGTATATATGTTAACGTTCATATTTCCACAGAAATTACAAATAAGAATGGGATGACAGAAAAATTTGATAAAACAGTAAATGGTGTTTATATTGGAAAAATCCCCATTATGGTTCGTTCAAAATTATGCGTTCTTAGCCAGATGCAAGGAATTTGCGAAGAGAATAAAAATGAATGTATATATGATTTTGGTGGCTATTTTATTGTTAATGGAAATGAAAAGGTTTTAATTTCACAAGACAGAATCAATGAAAACAAGGTTCTTGTTTTTCATCCTAATAATAATGCTGAAGGTTTATATGCTGAAATTCGCTCTATGTGCGACTCAACATATCTGCCACCTAAAACAACATGCTTAAATATGAGCGGGAAATTAAATCATATGGGGCGTATTATTCGTATTAATACATCATTTATTCGGTCTGAGGTTCCTATCTTTGTAATATTTCGTGCACTAGGGATTATTAGCGATAGAGAGATAATCAGCCATATTGTATATGATACAGACAAGGAGAAAAATCAGCGTATTATTAATGAACTCATGGCGTGTTGCGAAGATGCTTGTGATATTAATACACAAGAACAAGCAGAAAATACTCTTATTAAGATTATGATTGGTGTTAATAAAAATAATGATCATGAAACAAATAAAAAGCAACTTCATAATAATCTTCTGAATGATTTTCTCCCTCATGTAGGCAAATCTTATAGGCGTAAAGCTCTATATGTTGGTTATATCATTCGTAAAATGATCCGCATATATTTGGGATATGATACATACGATAATCGCGATTCATATATTAATAAACGCGTAGATACACCAGGAGTATTAATGAGTAATTTGTTCAGACAATGTTATGGCAAAATGACAAAGGAACTCAAAATTGCCATTGAGAAAGAACTTAATTTATGGCGCGGTAATGCGAATATTCCAATTTCTAATATTATTTCTGATATAAGTATTCATAGATTTTTCAAGCAATCTCTTTTAGAATCATGGATTAAATATTCGCTTTCTACCGGAAACTGGGGTATCAAAAGTATAGGTACCTTTCAAAATATTAAGCAAGGTGTATCACAAGTTCTTAATCGTATGTCTTATGCTAGTACATTATCGCATTTAAGACGCATTAATACAGCAATGGAAAAAAATGGAAAACTTGTTCAACCACGTAAATTAGATAATTCGCAAATTGATATGATATGTCCAGCAGAAACGCCTGAAGGTAGCTCTGTAGGTCTAGTTAAAAATATGGCTCTTAGTACGAATATATCAATTGCGATGAATAGCACACATGTTCGTAGAATTTTGGTAACCTTAGGTGTTGTTATATATGATGATACATATAATATGTCAAATAGTGAAAAATCACCTATAGAATATTTGAAAAATATGGGTAGTGAAGATAATGTATATATTATGGTTAATGGTGATATTATAGGTTATTATAATAATCCTGATAAATTATATTCGACGTTGAAGCATTATAAACGTAGCGGTATTATAAGTCCAATGACTTCAATTGCGTGGAATATTCAGAAGTCATGTATAATTATTAGCACAGAAGCAGGAAGAATGTACATACCTCTATATATTGTAGATATTGACCCTAAAACTAATAAGCGCGTATTGCGAATTGAAAGAATATTAAAAAGGAAAAATATTAGTTGGAAGGAGTATATTGCTGATAAGCATTTCAATTATTTTATAGTTCCGAATGAAGTGTCTAAAAATCAAGATGACCCAGAAAGTTATCTAGACGAAGAAGGATTTATTGAATATATGGATTGTGAAGAAATAAATAACGCGATGATCGCAACTTTCCCAGCTGATTTAGATGAAGGACTAAAAGGAACCGCGTTGCCTCCATTTTATACTCATTGCGAACTTCATCCTAGTTTAATGAATGGTATTTTAGGTGTTAATATTCCATTTAGCGACCATAATCAATCTCCTAGAAATTGCTATCAATGTGCTATGGGTAAACAGGCACTTGGAGTATATATGAGTAATTTTAACAAGCGTATAGATACTATGGGGAATATTTTGAATTATCCTCAAAAATCTCTTGTATATACTAAACTATCTAAATATACTATGGCTCATAAATTGCCATCCGGTGTAAATGCTATTGTTGCTATTATGACGCATACCGGATTTAATCAGGAAGATAGTATAATGGTTAATCAATCGGCGCTTGATAGAGGTTTATTTACAAGCACTTATTATAAAGCTATGCGAGATGTATGTAATAAAAATCATAGCACAGGCGAGGAAGAAATATTTACAAATCCTACAAATATTTCATCGCAGAAACCATATTCCTATGAAAAATTAAATGAGGATGGATTTGTATCTAAAAACACATATGTAAATGGTAATGATGTTATTGTAGGCAAGGTTATGCCTAAGAAGGCAAATGGTGTAATTACATATCAAGATAGTAGTTTGACTATGAAAGCAAATGATGATGGATATATTGATATGAACTATAATGGCATTAATAGTGAAGGATATAAGTTTTGCAAAGTTCGTATTCGCAAAAATAGAAAACCTGAGATTGGTGATAAATGTGCTAGTTGTAGTGCTCAAAAAGGAACTATTGGTATGATATATAGACACCAAGATATGCCATTTACAAAAGATGGAATTGTTCCTGATATTATTATGAATCCGCACGCAATTCCTTCGCGTATGACGATCGCCCAATTAATGGAATCTATTATGGGAAAAGCTTGTTGTCATATTGGAGCATTTGGAGATTCAACGCCCTATACTGATTGTTCAGTTGAAGGAATAACAAAGGTTCTTGAAATGTCTGGTATGGAAAAATATGGAAATGAAATATTATATAATGGGCGAACAGGCGAACAAATACATACTGATATATTTATTGGTCCAACATATTATCAACGGTTGAAACATATGGTTTCAGATAAAATCCACTGTCTGACTGCGGATCACGAAGTATTGACTGAGGATGGCTGGAAGTTTATTGATGCTATTACAACAGAAGACAAAGTAGCCGTTCTTAAAAATGATAAACTCGTATATGAAAATCCTATGGAAGTACACAAATATCCAGAATATTCTGGAACAATGTATAATATCAGCAATTCACAGATAGATTTAAATGTTACAAAAGAACACCGAATGCTAATTAAATATAATAATAACGAAGGTTATATATTAGAAAAAGCATCTGATATTATTGGAAAATATGTAAGATATAAAAAGGATTGTGTATGGGATGCTCCCGACTATCAGTTTATTATTCCTGGTAGCAATAAAGAGATTAATATGGATGCATGGTTATTATTCTTTGGTAAATGGATTGCGAGCAATTGCGATAACAAAGTTTTACATCAGTTTGGTTCTCATAGTAATTCAGATGATACTCAAAATATATTTAATTATTTATCTAATATTTATACGGATACATTGCGTATGCCTGAATGGGTTTGGAAGTTAAGTAGCAATCAAGTGCGTATGTTAATGAAGTCTATTATTGCGATGAATATGGCATTAGGATATTCTAAATATGAAAATATGTTCTGTACTACTCATGAAAGTTTGGCAGACGATATGATGAGGATGTGTATTCACGCAGGTTGGAGTGGTATTAAAAGTATTTACAAAGAGAATATATGGAAAATTACTGTAATTAAAAAGAAAAATAATCCTTATGCGAATGCTAATAATATTAATAAAGAGAAACAACATTGCGAGCGCGTCTATAATTACAAGGGACCTGTTTATTGTGTTAGTGTATCTACAGAAGTATTTATGGTAAGACGCAATGGCAAATCTGTATGGACAGGAAATTCACGAGGTTCTAATGGTCCTATTGTTATGCTAACAAGACAACCAAGCGAAGGACGCGCTAGGTCTGGAGGATTGCGACTAGGAGAAATGGAAAGAGATTGCTTCATTGCCCACGGAACTTCAAATTTCTTATCTGAGAGAATGCTTCATGTATCAGATAATTATAGGGTATTTATTTGTAAAAAATGCGGCATGCATGCTAATGTTAATACTGAAAAAAGTATATATAGTTGTAAATATTGTAAAAATAATACTGATATAGCACAAGTTAGAATGCCATATGCGTTTAAATTATTGAATCAAGAATTATATACAATGAATATTATGATGAGGTATGTTTGTAATTAAAATTATTATATAAAATAATAAACCCATACATATTTATATATAATGAAAATATATAATATTAATAAATATTTTAAAATATTTATTTTATTTTTAATTTTTTATATTGGGCACGGTAATAGTAGCAAATCAATAGTTAATAAAAACATATGTAAGCAACTAAAAGATAATAAATATCTTCTATCTAGTAAAAATATAGAACACTATATGTGTAAAAATAATAAGCAAAAGTATTATAATACATCTGCTGTATTATGTAAAGATATATTAAGAAAATATATCTTTGTATTAAATATTGTAGTTATTTATATAATATATATAAACATTTAATATAATCATAATATAATATGTTTGATAATTATAAATTATATAAAATTTTAGGAGTTGATAAAAACGCTTCGATTGAAGATATAAAGAGAGCATATAAAAAACTTGCGATGGAACATCATCCTGATAAGAACAAAGACAATATTGCTGCGGCTGAGGAAAAATTCAAAGAAATATCGGCAGCATATAATGTGCTTAGTAACGAAAGTGAACGCGCAAAATACAATGAAACAGGTGATAATAATTATAATAATGGATCAGGTGGTAATGAAGCAAATAGAAATCCACATGATATTTTTGAAGCATTTTTTAGAGGCAGAGGTGGTCCTTTTGGAGGCATGCATCATTTTGAGGAAGAAATGTTTTCATTTGGCGGCGGCGCTGGCGGTAATGGTAATAGAGCTCCTAAAAAAGCGGCTTCATTAGAGAAAACATTTGTTTTCAGTCTTGATGATATATACGAAGGTATTAATAAAGATTTAAATATAAATATACGTAAATATTGTACTAATTGTAATAAAAAGTGTAATAAATGTGATGGACGCGGTATAATTCAACAGATAAGAAATCTAGGGCCATTTCAACAAATATTTCAAGGTCCATGCGATAATTGCAGTGGTTCTGGAATAACAACAGAATCAAACCCTGAATGTAAAAGCTGTTGTGGCAAAGGATTTTTTAACAAGGATAATAAGGCGACATTAATTATTCCAAAGGGTATAGATGAAAATTATAAAACCGCATTTCCTGAATTAGGTGAGCAACCAAGAGTACCAAATGTTAAAGCAGGAGATTTGATAATTAATATTAAAATTGAAGAACATAAACATTTTATTAGAAAAGGGAATGATTTATATTTTAAAAAAGATATTTCATTTATTGATTCTATTGTAGGAAAAGATATTGTAATACCTTATTTTAAAGAAAAAATAAATATAAATACAAATATATTTGGTGTTATTTCACATGGTAAAAATTATTTAATAGAAGGAAAAGGGATGCCAATATTAAATACTTCGAATAAAGGAAATATGTTTATAGAGTTTAATATCAATTATCCTAAGATTAAAAACAAAAATAAATGCGATGAGCTAAAAGCATTGCTTAACGATGTATTTTATTTGTAATACAATAATCTAATATTCCATATTTTTTTTATTTTCAATAGCATATAATATATTATATATAGGATCTAAATTGATATTATCATTATATCCATATTTTTTAATAAAGTTTGCTAATAATATAGAGCTTTCATCTGTTAATCTTTTGTCATCATTAGATGTTATATAATATTTATATTTTTTAGTTGCTAATTTTTTCTTATCAAAATTATATGTTGTCTGAGTGTCTTTATTATAATAATCAATAAATTTTTTTTTCTTTTCCTCTAAATCAAAAATAGAGAAAGCATTGCTAATTTTACTAATAGTATCAGTTGGAGCAAATAATACAGGAGAAATTATATTTTTATCTCCAAAAGTTATATTTGTTTCTTCTTTAATGAAGTTATATTCTAATCTTAATATATAATCTTTCAATATATTATTAGTATTGTTAACATGAACTATATATATATTATATATATATGAATTATCATTATCATTAATATTGAAATCTATAATATCATTAATATCAGTACATCTAGACATTTTACTAGCTATACGATATACATAATCACGATATAATATATATAATATTATAACTATTAAAATTAAAAAAAGTATATTTATAGCTATTTGATATTTTGATATTTGATTATCAGATATAGAAGATATTTCGTTTATATAATTTTCTGAAATATCTTCTATATTTACAAATAATGTATTAATATCATTAATAATATGTTTAGTATCACCCATATAATGTCTTAATTATATATTATATATTAATATTGTTTTTTTGATGTGTCTTAGAAAAAATAATATAATCTATTATTGTAATAGGATAATTTGAGTTATTTGAAAATTCTTTTGTAAACTTAATTAGTTCATCTGTTGTATATGAATGTATAATATTATAATTTTTGTCTACCGCATAATACTTGTAATTATTACTATTTATTTTTGTACTAATATCTTCAATAATACCATGATTCATTATATCTAAATTATAATACATGTATTTAAACGTATCAATAAATTCCTTATTATTATTTAATTCTAAAGCTTTTTTACCATCTTCTGAATTTATTAATAGTGAATATTCAATAGCAGTATTATTATATATTAGTATATCATCGTTTTTTTTAGATATTTTTGATATTTTATTTAAGATCTCCTTCTTTTCTTCTAATTTCTTTATATCCTCTAGAATATCCATATAATCATTTTTTCTATATATAAAAATATTTTCTTCATTATCAGTTTTGCCATATTCTATATTTGTTGTCATATTATTAAAGTCGTAAGTAATTTTAATAATAAAATCAGCAGGTTTCTTGATATTATTTGTATTTATAATGATTATATTATAAATATATGGTGTTTCACTATAATAAAGTTCATCTATAATTTTAGAAATATTATTACATTTTGAATATTTCTTTGCTTTTTTATATATTATATCCCAATACGCAAATATACATATCATAATAATAATACATAAATATAATACTGAATATACAAGTCTATATATATCTTTTTTTTGAGTTATAATATTAATAAGTTGGCATTGAAAATCGCTCATTTTTAAATATTATATTATTCTTAATATAATATATTAATTTAAATATTAACATATCCCATATTTGTTTTGATTGTGCTTTCCATATCAAAATTTGTTTGTAAAAAATCATAACTATTATCATCCATTGGGAGCGCTATTTTCATTGTTCTATATTTATCAGCTTCTTCTCTATGTTTTATTGATTTAAATGAACCTGTATAAAATATATCGCCCTTTTTATCTTCATTAAAATCATTTGAAAAATTATAATCAATATGATGCTGTTTTTGTTTATTAACAAATGTTTCCTTATTATCAAATGACTCTGAGCATCTTTTTTGTGCTTCTTCATATTGCTCAGGTGTTAAAACTGATTTAAAAATATTAAGAACAAAATTTTGAACATCTTTATTTTTATCTAAAAATGTTTTTTCAAAGAACCATTCAAAAAAGCCCATTTCATTTAATTCTTTCCACGGAGGTATTTGTTCAAATGGATTAGGAATAAAAAATATAATTTTATGTATAGTTACTCCTATTATCCACAATATTAGTATTATTACTAAACACATAGTAACAAATGCTAACCATAAATAATATCCTATATGACAAGGATAAAAATTAATGGCGCGATATGTTATATTAGGTATTATCATTGCTGGTTGTTTCATTCCAAATACATAATCTCTAAAATCACCAAAAACAGTATTAATCAATGGTAATCTAGATATAAATGATAAGATTTCAATTACGTAGAACGAAAATAATATAATTAATACAATTAAGGTTATATATATTATCAAATATATTAAATTATTTTTCATAGCTATTTAATATATTGATAGATGATTTATAAATAAATTTTCTTCTTTTTAAATATATCGCAATAATATCCATTTAATTCTAAATTGCTTTTGTAATAAATAAATATTATATGGTTGCATATATCATCATATATGTCAGCATCATCACATCTATCAAAATATTCGTTAAATATATTCATAATATTATCTTCAAAATATTCATCACTACCGTTCAATATATTTTTGTATTCTTTAATAATTTTTGATTGAAAAATGTAAATATTTGGTTCATCAATAATATTTTTAATAATACTATTTTTTTCAAAAAACTCATTTATATTATCATAGAAGGTCATTTTTTCTTCAAGAATATTTCAAAAAAATGTGAATATAGATTATCAATTTTTATATAAGTAAATATAAAAAAAGAACAAATTTATTATTTACAATCACTATCACTTATATAAAAATTGATAATAGCTATATAATATAAAAATAACTTAATATATATTATTATGTCTGGAAAAAAGGTTTGCATTAATAGCAATTCTTCTTATTATACAGGTAAAGAACAATCTCCATTACATTTTGGATTATCAGCAGAAGGATATGATATTAATGCTATTATGGAAGGTTTCGATAAGGAACTATGGATTGTTGAAGTAAGAAATAGTAAAAAAGTATGGACTAAGAAGGATCACATTAATAAGATGACATATGAAAAACCATTAATATGCGAATTAACTGACGTATCAACTAATAACAGTGAAAATAATAATGTAGATATTTTAAATACACAAGATAATACTTCTATTAATAATTCTTCTACGAATGACCCTATTGCTATCAGTATTAGCAACGCAAATAATGAAGGTAAAAATAAAGACAAAGCTAGTAAAACAATAAAACCAACAGATTATACATTGTTTATAACATATCGTATCCATCAAATGAAAGATGTATCAAATAATAATAAAAAAAATTATGATTGCGCAAGGAATGAATGGAAAGAATATAAAAACAAACCAAATGAATTAAAATTGATTATGATAGAGGCAAATAATTTTACAAAAACAAATTGTAAAATTAATAAAAAATGATTAATTATTATTTAAATATTAAATATTATTAAATATAATTAATGAATACTATTTATTTTAATAAGAATAATATTATTCTTATTGATAGTAGTTATTATGTATTTCATAGATATTTTGCTACGTATAGATGGTTTTCTTTTCAAAATATAAATGTTAGCATTGATGATATTATTAATAACAATATATTTATCAATGCCTTTTATAAACATATTAATAATGATATTAAGAAATTATGTAAAAAATGGAATACTAATAAAGAAAACATTGTATTTTGCGTAGATTGTCAGAGAGCAGAAATATGGAGAAACGACATATATAATACTTATAAAGCTACAAGGACGCAAAAAAATAATTTCAATAAAAAAATATTTAGTATATTTAATGAATATATTAATTCGTTAGGTTTTAAATATATTTCACAAGATAGATTAGAAGGCGATGATGTTATTTATTTATCTCAAAAAATGATTAAAGCGCATTTGGAATTATTTAAAAATAATGATATTGACATTATCATTATAACAAATGATAACGACTTTCTACAACTTGTTGATACACATGTTCATATATACAATATGCAGTTTAAAGAACTTATGAAGCGTGGTTTAAATAATCCTAAACTTGATTTATTATTTAAGGCAATTTATGGAGATAAAAGTGATAATATTCCAAAGATTGGTTCAGGTATAACTAAGGAAAAAGCATTAATGTTATCTAATATGAGAGAAGATGAAAGAGAAAAATATATTAAAGATAATGGATACGAAGATAAATTTTTATTAAATATGAAACTAATCTCTTTTGAAAATATACCTAATGAATATACAGAAAAATTTAGTAATAATATTAAAATGATTTTGGAATAATGTTAAAGCATTTTAATGCTATTATTATATAATATATGTTCTATTTTTTTTATTTAGAAATAAAAAATGATTAATTATGTTTCTACAACAATTAAAACCCCCAACAAGCCAACAAGACAAAAAAACAATAACACAATAAAACAGCAAGACACATTTTAACCTTCTAGTAAAAAGATGGCAACATATTTAACTAGTACTAAAAATAAACTAACTATCCGCACTATTATAAATAATAAGGACAATAACACTATTTATAAAGTGAAGGGTATACATATGAAAGATATGTATACAGTAAAAAATAAGTATAATGATGATTCATTTCATATATTAGAATATTTATTTAATAATTATATTTGTGAAAATCGTACCACAAAAACATTTGATAATAAATATTACTATACATGGCTTCAAAAAAAAGATATTAAAAAATTTGTAAGTAGATTACCGTTTTCAGATATAGAAAGATATATTTATATGATAGGATATCCTAATTCACTTCAAATGTATGAGACATTTACAAACAAAAAAATAGATTTTGATATTTTAAAAACAGAAGAGGGACATAAAAAACTGTTTACAGGTATATTATCTGGCATTATTACTATGAAAGATGACATAGATTTCAAAGTTGTAGAAATTAAGACATTAGCAAATATTGCTAACAATGAAAAAATATATATAATAGATGGAAATGTATATAATAAGGACGGTAAAAAATCTGAATGGAAAATTAATTAATATGAATAAGTATTATATTATGTATTATATTTTATACTTCTAATTTTTTAATACTATCTATTTTATTTTTTTCTAAATTAGATAAATAATACCATGATTTCTTCTCAGGTTCCCATCGACATCCTAGTTTTTTAACAGCATCTTTATTTTTAAAGGGTATCTTCACATATACTTTTTTATGTATTTCAATATCTACACCTGTATCATTCGCTATTTTTTCTTCATTTACCTCATTATTCGCTGACATTATTTCAATATCTAGAATAGCCTTCTTGTTCGCTTCTGATATGTTATCCTCGTAATACCATTTATTACAATGAGTGTCCCATTTTGCGCCTAATTTTTTAATAGCATCCTTAAATTCGTATTTAATATTAATATAATGTTTAGAATATTGTGTTTTCATATTTGATATTAATGTATTATCTAAATTTTCAGTTACAATAACTCCAAGAGCCAAATTTGCTAATCTATCCGCTTCAGCATTTCCAATAGAGTGTTCATCACTTAACCCAGTATGTGCTTTAATATGAAATAATTCAATTTGTTTTTTAAAAGGTTTATATATTTCGCGAATTCTTTGAATTAATTTTAAATTGGGAGGTACAGTTCCTGTTGATGTCTTCCATTCATTCTTAAATAATTTATCACCATAATTACCAGCACATTTAATTACATATTCTGAATCTGTATATATATTGATTTTTATAGTTGAAGATTGAATATTTAAATTATCGTATACTATTTCAATTGCGCGAATTAAAGCTGTTAATTCTCCTGTATTATTACTTTGCTTTCCTATAACACGAGCGTATTCATTTCTTTCATCGTCTTTTTTAAAATATACTCCATAACCTGCTTGTGCATTAGGATTGCCATTATTAATACAAGAACCGTCAATATAAATATTGATTATATTGTTAGCTTCGCTCATTTTGATATTTAATATCTATACTATATTATCAATTTTTATAAATTTCAAATGCCTATTTATATTATTATTATAATAATAAGAATAATAAGAATAAAGAAAAAATTGATTTATTTATTTCTAAAGATTTAGAAGATACATAAATACCAACTATGGCAACAAAACATATTTTAGGGCAATATTTTACAACCCATAATGAACTCAAAGAAAAGGTATTTGAATTTATCTTAAATAGCCCATCTAATATTTTAGAACCATCTATGGGACAAGGAGATTTAATTACATTTATTACAGATAAAATACCAAATATAACATTTGATATGTATGAAATTGATACAAATATAAAATTATTAGATAAAATACAAAAAGATAAAATTGTTTATGGTGATTTTATGAAACAACCAATTACAAAAACATATAAAACAATAGTAGGAAATCCGCCTTATGTTAGAACTAAAAAAGGAAACTTGTATATTGATTTTACTGAAAAATGTTATAATTTATTGGATGATAATGGCGAGTTGATATTTATTGTTCCATCCGATTTTCTTAAATTAACAAGTGCTTCAAAATTATTGAATATTATGATGACAAATGGAACATTTACTCATATATTCCACCCTCATAATGAAAAAATGTTTGAGAATGCTTCTATTGATGTTATTGTGTTTAGATATTGTAAAAATATATTAGCTGACAAAAAAGTATTATATAATGACAAAATACTCTATATTACAAACAGTAACGGATTAATTACTTTTGGAGAAGAAGAAAATAATAATAGTGTAATTTTTCAGAACTACTTTGATATTTATGTTGGTCTTGTTAGTGGAAAAGAAGAAGTTTATAAAAATAAAGAACTTGGTAATATTGAAGTATTAAATGGTGAAGATAAAGTTGATAAATATATTTATATTGAAAAATATCCTTGTGATAATGAAAAAATTAATAAACATTTATCACACCACAAAAAGGAACTTATTGAAAGAGGAATACGAAAGTTTAATGAAAATAATTGGTTTGAATGGGGAGCTCCAAGAAATATTACAACCATAAATGCGAATCTTGGTGAAGATTGTATTTATATTTATAATTTAACACGAAAACCAACTGTATCATTTATAGGTAAAGTTAATTATTTTGGCGGTGGATTAATAATGCTTAAACCAAAAAAAATATGTAATTTAAATAATATAGTATCATACATAAATAGTAATACATTCAAAGATAATTTTATGTTTTCTGGAAGATTTAAAATAGGACATAGACAAATATGTAATTCTTATATTCCAAGTGAATATCTATAAATCTAATGTTCGTATATTTGACATAAATAATTCTTTCCAACTTGGTCTTGGTTTTTTTAAGCAATCAATAAATAGTTTAATCTTTTTATTTATGTTTTCATATTTAAATGTCCTATTTTTATCCCAGCAAACTTGAAATGGTAAATTATTTATATTTGGTGTTAATATTGTCAATCCTTTTAGACTATTAACAATTATATCACTGGCATCTGTTTTATTTAACACTATGAAATAATAATCTTTTTTGTTATTTGTATTATATTCTTTGTTTTTTAACTTATCAAAAAGTATATCACTCATCTTACCATTTTCATAAGTTTTATCTCTATAAATATCCAATATTTCATTTGTGTAAGCATGTACGCACATTGCTAAATTACCAGTATTATCGCTTGTTATTGTAGTTGTTGTTTTTATATTGATTGGAATCCACCCATATATATAATCAAATGCTAAAATGTCATACCACATTCTAATTTTAGGTTTTTTTATTTTGAAACCAAACTTTTCAATAAGTAATTTAATTATTTCATCTTCATCAATACAACTATTTATTCTACCATCTTCATTATGGGTTGAAAAGTGAAAAGATTGTAATCTTAAATATTTTTTAATTTTATACATAATTAAAGGTAATTGTTTTAATCGTAAAATACACCCCCTAAACCATTTTTGTATTTTAATTATTTTACTTTTATCAATTGATTGTAAATCCATTTTGATTATATAGTAAATTTAATATTACTTTTTAAATCAATTTTTATGATAATTAGAAAAATAACAAAATTACCTACAACCCTACAAACCCATAAAAGTAATAAATAAAATACCGAAAGAAAAATATGTTCCAAATAATAAATTAAAAAAGAAAAATATATATCTGTGTAAACTTAGTAATATATATATATATATATATTAAATATTATAATTATAACAATGATTAAGTGTATTAATAGTAATATTGAAATATATAGTGGTAATGATTACGATTGTAATAGTTGGAGAATTATTAATAATAGTGGGTCATTTAATATATTTAATAATTTTAATAATAGTATTGATTTTTGTATATTACCAACTGGTTATATAGGTATTGGAAATAGTAATCCAACATCAAAACTAGATATTGCTGGTGTGGTTAATATAAGTGGAATTGCTACAATAAGTTCTAATGTACAAATACTAGGAACAGCTGATATTACTGGTTTAATTACATCAAGAGGTGGTATATCAGCAACGACAGTAAGTATATCAGATAATATAACTGTAAATTCAGAATCTTCAACGACACCTATATCACAAATAGGAAATAATATTGATGAAAGAAAAAATATATATTTTATTGGTGGAGGAATATCTAGAATAGGAATAGGAAGCAAGTCTCCAAACAATGCTCTTGATATCATTGGTAATGTTAATATTACAGGTATTTATAAAATAAACAATAGAGATATATCTGATTATGTGGTATCTACAAGTGATAGCACATCTAATTATGTGTTAACAACAAGTAATATCTTAGTTGCCAAAGCAGATTTGAATGATATCAATAGTAGTAATTATGTTTTATCAACAAGCAATATTATTTCAAATAGGATTTCTAATTTAACTACTGATATGATTATTCAAAATGTAAGTTCTAGTAATAAGTTTATAGTTAATAATATATATAATAAT